TCTTTTGTAAGGTAAAACAAGTACTATTAGTATCTACTAGAAACAAAGATATTTCACAATCGTTAGAAGTATCTACATTTGCCACATGTATTTATTGTATGATAGCAGTTGTTTCTGCTGGTACTGTATACAGTGTTGTCAAATTTGTGTTTGCTAAAACTGCTTTATAATTTGTATATGTATTAGCCATTTAAGATAAAAACCAAGTCACTCTTTCTTCGTCATCACGTAATGTTTCTGGTGTATATGTGTTGTTCAACAAAAATATTAACTGTTCTAATGTTTGTATTAGAGTATTTTGTTGTTGTTGACTGTATTCTTTTGATGCTTGAGGTAATCTAGGTATTTGTATTTTTGACATTATTTACCCCTCATACCATCAGGTTTTATATCTAATCTAAGTGTACCATATCTCCAGTTATCATCTACTGCATCACTAGCAACTCTAACAGCAACTTGTCTACCTCTAATTCTTGTATCTTTTTTAGTTGTTGATGTTGTAATATTAAAAGATCCATGTGTAGTTTGTGTTTCTGTAGGATAAGGCCTAGTTTTAATTGTTAAATCTACTGTGCCTGACTGTCCTTTGAAGTCTGGTATAATTCTACCAATAGACATAAATTGATCACCGTCTGCAATGTCTACATCACCTGATTCTATGTGTGCTGACATAGCAGCTCCATCATCATTAGATCCTACTTCATGAGCATAGATAAAAGTTCTGCCTGCTTTTAGTCCTGTAATTGTAGAAATAGTTGCAGTTGTATCAGAAGCCTCGAACTCAGCCGCATAAGGATTATCGTATGTACCTCTATCAGCCCAAGAACTTCTAGCTAATGTTCCTACATACCAAAGATTTTCTGCATAATTAAATACTACCACTCTGTCAATTTGACTAGAGTTAAGAGAAGGATAAAACCACATTACTTCGTTGAAGTCAGTGTTTGCTGCACAGAATATGTCTTGTTTTGCATTTTGATTTAAGTCATCAAAAACATAGTCCTGCACTGTGCAAGGTATCTTTTGCACGGCACCATCAAATAAGAAGAATGAGTCAGTGCCCATCCAAAAAGATATACCACCTACATCTACTGCAGCATGTAAACCAATACACCCACAAGCAGAACCTAACTGATTAAATCCAAATGTAAAAGGTGGACCAATAAACTGCATTTGATACAAAGCAGTGTCGGTCCATATTAACACAGCACCTCTAGATCTAACCGCAGTTTGTATAAAATTACCATCTACTAATCTTTTTGATCCGGCTGTATTAGTTGCTGTAGGTGTCCAGACATTCTCAGCTTCTTGACCAGACCATCTTATAAACATGTTATCTTGAGTAGATGAGGTTCCTATAGTTGTTTCTGTACCAAAACAAATGACGTGTCTATCATCACCAGAAACTAACATAAATCTAGTTTTTGTAGGTGCGTTAGAAACATTTGTTACTGCTGCTCTATTAGAAGATAATCCTGCAGAAGTATCCCAATAAAACAACCCACCATTAAATTGTAAAGCTAGAGCATCTTCACCCCAGTTGTCCAAAGCCCATTTAGAAGATTCCAATAGAACACCTTGTCCACCAGTAAGACCCGATCTCGTAGAGTTCCAGGTAGATGCTCCCCATGTACCAGCACCCCAGCCATAACCAAATAAAGATACAGCAGATCCTGTATTAATTTGATATGTTCCGTTGGCCGTGGCCCCTGTAGCATCAGAGCTAGCCGCAGCTTTTGCTTCAATAGTAAATGTATTAGCATCAGGGACAGTAAGTATTTCAAACTCTCCTTGTAGATTAGCTGCACTAATACCACCCACTGCACCACTCACACTTGCAATAGTTATAAAGTCACCAATTAAAGCACCATGACTAGAGTCAGTAACTGTAACTGTAGTGCTACCGTTTGTTGTTGCAAATTGTGTAATGTTACCTGTGCCTGTAGCACGAATAGGAGTTATGTCAGCATAGTTATTTTCTGAATAAGCGTAAAGTTTTTTATTGGTGCCATAAATAGCATATTTAACACCATCAAGACCAGAGTAAGTTAGGATAGCTCTTGTTGCACCAACGAGTGCATCACTAGTTACTTTTTCCCAACCTCCAATTTTTTCAGGTAGGCCATATCTAAAACGAACATTATCACAATCTACCCAACGTCCTTCTGCACCATACTCGGTATTTTGTTTATCTATACCAGGTGCTATTTGCAGTTTTGTTAAAGGCATTGTAGCTCCTATATTGCTGTTTCATAAAATCTGATCCAGCGATCTGTTCCATTTATATTGACTCTTATTGCTCCTGCTTTACTACTAGCTTCAGCAGTTGAAGAGGATAAACTAGCACTACTATCACTAGCTGAGGTTCCCTCAAAGTATAAAAATTCTTGATCTTGATCATCTTGATCTAAAGACAAACAAGCGATAGCACCAGAAGAATTAGCTTGGTTGATTTCTACACTAGCGTTAGCCGGTGTGCTTGTACCAAAACCAATTTTATCTGCTGATCCATCAATAAAGAAAGCATGTGTTAAAGTATTTGTTTCTGCTCTAAAATCAACAGAGGCACTAGATTCGTTAAATACAAATCCACCACCATCAAAATCAATACCACCTGTTGCTTTGATACCACCTACAACATGTAATTCTGTAGAAGGAGATGCTGTTTTAATACCAACACGATCATTACCTGCATCAGTGAAAAATAAGTTTGCATCACCATTACCTTCAATACGAAAGTCTAAGTCAGCACTTGATTCGTTAAACACAAAAGTACCACCGTCGAGAGAAGTGTTACCTGACACTGTTAATGTTCCATTAGCTTTCAAATTACCAGCGTCGGCCAAAACATCAAACATTGTAGAACCGTCGGAATAAAGTATATGCTTAGATCCTGCTACAAGGTTCGTTGCTGTACCACCTGCAGGTTTAAAACCTAAAGTGTGTGTACTCATACTTGTTGCATTATCAACAATATACCAAGTCTCTACGGCTTCACATTGCATGGTAGTATTACCTGTCAATGTTCCTGTTAATTTTATAATTGCGTTACTTTGTTCGTCTGCGGTAGTGCCGTCTGTAGCTGTTAGTGAATCTGTTGTGCTAGCAAGTGCTATAGACACATAACCTTTAATTGCAGATTCTACTTTTTGTAGATTATTGTTTGTAATATTACCCCAGGTTCCAGAGTTTTCACCTGTGGCTTGTAACTCTAGATTAAGGGAACTTGAATATGATGATGCCATGTTTTACTCCTAATCTGTTGAACCTGGCTCCACATCAATCCAGGTAACTGTTTGTGAATCATCAACTTCATTCCAAATAAAGAAGTTAGGTGTACCCACACTAAAATTAATAATATTTTGAAATGCCTCACCAAAGGCAGTTTCATCGCCTAATCCTATAGTAATTTGACCTGCAGTGCTAGTAGTAACATTAGCACTTGCTGTTACAGTTTCAGTACCTATTGTAAAGCTTGGTGCTCCTGCGGTAGTAACTGCAAATGTTGCAGCTCCTGTTACAGATCCTAAATCATCAACACTAGCGCTAAAAGAAAGTCCACTAATAAAAGGAGATCCTACGTTTTGTACTCCACCCCCTCTAACCGAGGCTAATGAAAACTCTGATATTGTGCCGTGTCCTAACATCTATCTTGCCGTTACTGGCACTCCTTTACTACTTACAAATGGATGTTCTGCAAATGCCAAATAAATAAATGTTCCACCACTTGCATTTGTACTAGCATTTGTGCCTTTTAATTTGTAACCATTTGATAAAAAATCTCCTGCTGATGAGTTATAAGTAGCTTCTGCATCAGATGCATCTGCAAATAATTGTTGATGTTGTGCCTCTGCTGAGCCTTTTGTGTTCGCTGCACCTAAAGTATTAATATCCCTAACAGAATCTATTAAAAACCAACTTCCTGTTGTGTCTGTTCTTTTTATAATTATAAATTTTGGTCTAAAACCCAAATATAAAAATGGCCCATCTGCATTACCATTACCTGTATAAGAACCAAACTTTGAGTAGCCTTTTACCTCTGAAAAACAGTAAGCTATATAAGTTGAACTTGAAGCATTAGTTGCTGAATTATTACCTAATGAAAATACAGAAGATGTTGGTGATGTGTCATTCCAAATATCTGCTTGGTCAACAGTAGCAGCAGTTGATTCTAAAAGCAGATGGTCTGTTTCTGGTGCAGAAGTATTTTTGTGATGGTATAAAGTCCATCCCTCTGTTGCACTTCTTCTTTTTACAACATACCAACTTGGAACAACACCTAACCCATGAGCAATAGTTCCCGCACTTCCTGTACCTGTGTAAGTTACAATACTAAATCCCGCAGTAGTGTTAGCTTGATAAACTGAATCTATAGTGCCTACACTTGTTGCTGAAGCGTCATTTGTTGTTGTAGTGCCACCATTACATTTCCATTGCCAAGCTACATAGGTTTTTCCAGATACATTTATATCACCAACAGAACTTGTGCCTGTGCTAAAACCATTAGTGTCTAAAGTAAATCCACTAACTGTATCTTCTGCAT